AGCTCCAGCTCGATCATGCCCTTCGTGCTCGAGCCGACCTTCGCCAGCTCGACGGCCAGGACCGGACGCAGCACGGCGACGCGGCACTTGTTCGACTCGGCGAACGAAGCGACGTCGGACGGCTGGTAGCGGTGCAGGAACACCTCGAGCGTGCCGAAGTCGGACTGGTAGAAGTCCACCGTGTTGATGACGGTGCGCTCGGCGACGTTGATGTTGTAACGGACCTGGCTGTTCGGGTTCAGCACCAGGTTGGACAGGGACCGCTTCTGCAGGGCACCGACCCAGCAGGTATCGGTCATCGCGCCCTTGTTCCACATCGCCTCGAGGTGCGCGTTGAGGATGCACTCGTCGATGCAGTTGGCCGGGCTCGCGCCGGTGGCCTCGGTGACCGTGCCCATCTCCTCCGCCGTGAGGCCGAGGGTGGTCACGCAGGTGGGATCCTGCGCGGCCGCGAAGGCCAGGAAGCCGTCCATCTTGCGCGGCAGGACGCCCAGCTGGTTGCCCTGCACGGTCTGGAACTGGCGCTGGCTGTGAACGAGGGCGAACTCCGTGAAGCGCGCGAGCTCCATGGTCGCCTTGCGCATCTGGTAGACGTACTCGTCCCGGATGCCGGCCGTGTTGACGTCGCGCTGCGTGTCCGACACGTCGAACGTCCGACGCAGGATGTGCGTCAGATTGCAGAGACGCTTGCGAGGAACGAGCGGCGAGAAGGTGGCATCGCTGCCTTCCGGAACGGCCTGCACGTCGGCGTTGCCAACGTCCGGGTCGCCGAAGTCGGCGAGGATGTCCACCAGCCACTCGTGCGTGGTGTTGGAGGCGGGAACCTTCTCGAACCCGGACAGCATGAGCGTGTCCATGGGCGAGATGTTGGTGATGATCTCGAGGAGATCTTCACGGTTGCCACGTTCGACATCGAACGTGGACAGGATCGAAGTGTCACCGATGAAAGACATTGAGGGCTCGTGGTCGTTGTGGACCCACGGCTCTCCGTCGTTCACCTAGCGAGGGCGCTGTCCCGGCAGTGTGCTCCCGAGTTTCGAGCGGATCAGCTGATCGAACGCCGGCCCGACGTGACGTCGGTCCTGCGCCTTGGTCGAGCGGGCGAGCTGGTAGGCCCGTTGCCGGTCCTCTTCGATCTCCTGCTCGGGGCTGGTCTGCTGCGAAGGGCTGGGGACGTACCGCGGGGCAGCGTTGCCCGGCGCTGGATTGGCGATCGGAGGAACCGCGGGAGCACGGGCCCTGGCGACTGTCAGCTCCTCGGGTTCCGCGATTGCGCGGAACGCCTGCTCGATCGAACAGTTCGGGTTGCCTTCACGGAACACGTCGATCAGCTGATCGTGGACCTGCGGGTTGTAGCCCTGGTACTTCTCCGAGAGCTTCGCGCGGTCCGCTTGCGCGGTCCGAGCTTGGAGCCCGTTGAGCACTGGAGCGATACGACCCATCAGGCGCTGCTCGAGTTGGCTGAACCCCTCTTGGATCTGGACATCGCGCATGACTTGCGCGCGGGCCTCGGGATCCAAATGGTCGAGGTTCTGCTGCAGCAACTGTTGCAAGCGTGCCTCCGCGGCCTCGGCTCGTTGTGCAGCTTCGGTGGCCGTCTGTTCGGCTTGCCGCTGCTTCGCGAGTGTGGCCTGGAGCTCCTGATCCTTCTGACGAAGCGTCTGCGAGAGCTCGCCGAACCGCCGTTGAGCGTTCGGAGTGAGCTGCTGGTCGCCTTGCGGCTCCGGCTGTGCTGGCGGTTGTCCGTTGGGAGAGACCGGTTGCTCGTCGGGAGGGGCGTCAGACTGCGGATTCGTCGCCGCCCGTTGCTGCGCAGCTGCAGCGCGTTGGCGTTCGATGATCTGTCTGGCGTAGCTCCCCTCCGGAGGCAAGGGCTTCTCGGGCTGACCGCTCGCATCGACCGGCACGCTTCGCGGCTGGATTGGCTGACCCGTCTTCGAGTCCTTCATTCCAGCCTTGAGAGCGAGTGCCGCGCGATCGGACCGTGCGTTGAAGTGAGAGGTAGGTGTGGTCACGTTCTTGGCGCGGTGCACGACGTCCGCTGGTCTTCAGTGCCGGTTCCGGGCGCGACTCCGGTGAACAGCGCAGTGGATTGGCCGAATGAGCCCTCGGCCAGCGGGGCGGTCCTAGTACGTGCCGGCGGGCGTGCCGGGCTCACCACCGTTGCCGGGGCCATAGCCCACGACTTCGCCGCCGAGGCCCGTCTCCACGTCCTTGTAGAGGTAGTTCGGGCCGCCGGCCGCGTTGTGCGGCGAGCGGGTCTTGGTGGTGAACGCCTCCATGGTGGCGCTGCGGCCTTCGCCGCGGTTGAGAGGGATGCCGCGCTGACCCGTCTTGGCCTGCGCGGCGCCGATGCCTTCGTTTACTGGGTGACCGGTCATGAGAGGAACTCCGCTTTCTTGGGATCGGTGAGCTTGGCCAGGTGATCTTCCATCGCCTTCAACGAGACCGCAAGCCTGTCACGGTTCGTAGACTCGTTGCGCATCAGGGTCAGGATGTCATCGAGCGCCTTCCCTTGGCCGATCAGGATGGACGCTTCACGGTCGGATTTGCTGGCCAGCAGCTTGCCCAGCGTCGCGCTGCGCAACTCCTGGATCTCGGTCACGAAGGCGCGGTAGTGCTCGGTGCGGCCGAGCCCCAGCAGCGCGTCGGAGAGCGAGATCGTGCGGCGCACGACGTCGATGCGGCTCTGCAGCTGCTCGATCGCGGCCTGCTCGAGCTGCGGGATGTTGGGGAACGCTCCGGCCAGCTCGGGCGGGATGTCGGACGGTGGCACCATTCCAGGGGTCACGAGGCTCCTTCGTTGGGAGCACCACTCATACCGCTCGACTTCGCTTCCTGGAACGGTCCGCCGCCTTCGTCGCCCTGGCCGCCGCCGGTGCGCCGCGTCTTCGGGCTGCCGGGCTCCTGACCTGGCTGCGCGGCGCTCGGTTGCTGCGCGGCGCCGCCACCGCCTTCGCCGGCGAGGCCCAGCATCGACTGCTGCTGCGCCTGCTCCATGAGCATCTTCTCCTGGAGCTCCTGCACCAGCATCAGCTTCCGGTAGTGATCGGCGATGTGCGCGCGCGACTTCGCCGCGGTGCCCGGGTCGCTCTTCTCGAGCTCGGCGAACCGCTCGGTGCCGATCTGCTCCTCGTGCGACAGGATGTGCCGCATGTCGTTGTCGTCCGGCCGGCGCGGCGGCACGGAGCCGTGGTACCACAGCTCCTCCTCTTCCATCGCCGTCAGCAGGCGCGCTTCGTCCGGCGGCAGCTGGATGAACTCATCGACGTTCCGGATGTCGAACGCCATCTCCATGATGTACGCGAGCAGCTTCGGCATCTTGACCGCGCTCGGCCCGTACATCTGGTTGATGATCGGCCCGCGGTCCAGCAGGTTGATGAGCTGCTGCACCTGCGTGCGCTTCGTCATGAGGCGGAAGCTCGACAGCGGCTGCACGATGAACCGGCCGATCAGGTCCTCCGGTCGGATGGTGAAGCGATCGCGGAAGCGCACGCCCATCGGCCCGACGTCGCGGATCACCTTCTCGTAGTTCTGGAACTGCATGTTGTTCCAGGTCATTTGCTCGAGCATCGAGGTGGTGACGTCGCGGTCGTAGTTGGCGCCCGCGCCCGAGAGGCGCAGGTTCGCTTCGTCGAGGTCGTTGTTGCTCTGGGTCGCGGTCTTCGAACTCGCGCCCATCGGGTCGTTGGTGCCGATCACCGGCGCGGTGACGCCGGAGACCTCGCGCATCTCGGCCTCGAGGATGTTCTCGGCCTTGAGCGCGGAGTCGGATACCGAGTTGAACTGCATCGGCACGACGTCGTTCTTCGGGTCCGGCGTGCGGATGATGAGGCCCGGCTGGACCAGCAGCTGCGCGGCCGACAGGTTGGCCGAGTCGGAGATCGCCAGCATCGGGTTGCCCTCGAGCTGGGTCGCCGCCATCAGCAACTGGCGCTTCGTGTCCTTCTCGACCGACAGGCGCGCGATCATCTCGATCGAGCCGATGCCGAAGAGCTCGCCCTCGAGCTCGATCGGGCGCCAGACCTGGTAGGGCTTCTGCCCGTGCCAGAACGGATTGACGGTCACGCGCGCGACCAGGCACAGCGTGCGAGGCTCGAGCACGACGATGTTGCACAGGCGCGTCGTGTAGTTGCCGTCGTCGTTCTTGATGACCAGCGGGCCCCAGTAATCCACCACCTCGTAGTGGGGGATGTGCGGCGCGCCGAGACCGCCGCGGCCGTCGAACAGGCCGTAGGCGTAGGCCTTGCGCTGCTTGAACGGATCGGTCGCAACGAAGTCGTCGGTGCCCGGGTTCTTCTCGAGTGCCTCGAGGCCGGTCCAGTGGCCGAGCTCGACCATCTGCTTGACGCGGTAGTCGGGCCACATGGAGCGGTCCATGCACCATTCGGCCTCGTCGATCGAGCTCGATGACGGCGGGCCCTGGAAGTCGAAGATGCTGATCGGCAGCACGTCGTTGCCGTCGAACACCATCTCCTTCCGCTTCACGTCCTCCAGCTTCACCATCGTCGCGCCGGGCACCTTCGGGTTCGGCACGCGCTTGGCGAGGCGGAACGCGCGCTCCTGGATGTCCTGCTTCCAGTACGTCTTCTGCACCGCGGTGCCGTAGATCAGGCCAGAGCGGAGAAAGCGTGAGGCCTTGGCGAGGAACTTGGTCGCGCGCAGCTGTTCACGGCACAGCGCCTCCTGCGCGGCCGCGGGCTCGTCGTGGTCCTCGGCGACGCCGTAGAGCTTGAACCACTGCTCGCTGCCGAACAGCAACCGCATCAGACGCGGGTGCATGTTCTCGACGATCTTGAAGGGCGTCGGGCTGTGCAGGGCCATGCGGCCGTACGGATTGCCCGCCAGCGTCTGCCCGCGGTAGAGCAGGTAGAGCGTCAGCCACTTGTTGCGCAGGTACTGCATCGTGGCGAAGACGTCCTGCAGCGACGACCTCACGCACGCCTGCGCCTGCTCGTACACCAGCTTGTCGTTGGCGAGGTTCTCGAACCCCACCATCTCCGCGTACATCCTCGCGGTCTTCTCGACGTTCTGGTTGTCCTGGTAGGTCTCCACCAGGTCGTGCGCGGCGTACACCGGATCGGTGCCTTCGAGCCGCTTCGCCTTCCCCATCCCGCGCGAGACGTTGCCGCCGTACGCCTGCGCGCGCGTCATCTTGGGATTCGGTGATCCCTGACCGAGCAGGCCGCGGTCCCCGGCGACGGTCACGTGTGATCGAACTCCGAGGCGACGCTCTTCGACGGGCACTTGCCGCGGGCTTTGCCCGGGTCGTGCGCGCACATGGCCATGAAGCGCCGCTGCTTCTCGCTCACCGCCGGGTTGCTCTCGAGGCCGGGGCCGACGAACGGATTGATGCCGCGCATCGGCACGAGGCCGGCCTCGAAGGACTCCTCCTGGCTCGGCGGCTCATCCTCGATGTGGTCGAACTGGCTCGACTTGAGGGGCTGGCCCAGCAGGCGGCTCTGGTTGGTCTGTTCCCAGGTGGGAAGCCCAGTATCAGGCGGTGCTTTTGGTCTCATGGCGATGACGAAGACCGTGGCATGAAGAACACAGCCACTCCACGGACAGAGGCTGTGCGTAGTCGTAATGATGCGCGTGAAGGTGCGCGTTTCGTCCGCAAGAGGAACAGGTCGCTGGCCTGGAGATCACTCCCACACGCAGCGCCTTGTAGAGGCGGTTGCGCGCGTTCACCTTGTCTCGATTCGCTCGCTTGATGCGTCGCTGACTGTCAGCGACCCTGTTCGGATGCCGGGAAGCGAATCTGGCTCCTGCTGACCTCATCGAGGCACGCCGCTCCGGGGTTTCCGCGTAGTAGGTGCGTTCCTTGGAGCGCTGGCACTCGGCGCACGCGGCATGTCTACGCACTTCCTTCCGTGCCCATCGGAACGCCGTCTCCGGGAGGCGGCGTCGGCACGCGGTGCAGTGCTTGTAGGCCATCGGCGGAGATCCTCGGCAAGACCTGGTAGACCGGCCCGTCGAACGTCGGGTCAAGCAGGAGCCGGCCCGGGAAGGTCGCGTTGTACCATCCGAGCCATGCCAGCGCGCGTTCCTGCTCGTAGATCGTCGTCTGGCCGGTCACCGGGTTGGTGCGTCCGAAGTGGTAGCCGAGGCCGTTCTGCAGCGTGAAGCCGACCGCCACGATGGGGTTGCATCCCATCAGGTGCGCGAGCTGCGCGGCGAAGCACAGGCTGTTCGAGGAGGGGTGGAACTCCTCGCTCAGGGCGCGCGGCATGCGCGGTGGCGCCGCGGCGAAGCGCAGTGTCCCGTCCGGCTTGCGGCCGATCGCCCTCGCCGGCGCGATGCGGATGCCAGCGATGCGGCGCTCGGAGCGGCCGATCATGCGCGCCTTGCGCGCGTGTGCGGTCGAGTAGACGCCGCCGCCGAACAGGTTGTGGTTGGCGACGACCACCATCCAGTCGGGGATCGACGCGAGACGGTGCGCTTCGCTCTTCCACACGCCAGCATCGACGACCAACCAGGCGCTCGGGATCAGGAGCCTCAGCGTCCAGTTGGTACCGATGACGATGTGCCCGCGGGCAGCGGCAAGTCCTGGGGAGTGATCCACTCCGCCGGCTCCCCCAATGAGGAAAGCCGGTCTTCCGGCACCAACGCCTTGCAGCCAGTCCGGATCAGTACCTCGGCCGCGCGGTGGCGGAAGGTGTGCCGCTTCGAAATCAGGGAGGCACACAGTCGGCCGAGCTCCGTCGCCTCCTCCTGATGCTGCAGGTAGTACTGCACCAGGTGGACAAACTGCTCCGCGGTATCGGCTCGCGGTGCTCCGGGGAACATCCGCGCCAACTCGGCGCGGTGGTTGTCGTTGACGACCAAGGTGCCGCATGCGGCCATCTCGAAGAAGCGCGGGTTGACGTGGGCCGCTGGGAGGTTGGCGTCGTTCCAGAAGCCGGTGCCGTCGTCAGTCGGCATCCGGTCCCACAGCTTGAGGCCGCTCGGCACGCCCATCGACGCGAGGCGCCCGAGCACGCGCTTCTTGTAGCACTCGCGCGTGATGCGCGGGTCGCGGTGGATGTTCAGGCCGACCATGCAGCTCGAGTAGAGTTGCGGGTGTTGGGCGTCGGGGATCCAGTCGTCCATGCCCTTCGCCACCGGCCGGCCCTTCCGCGGCCAGAAGAGCACCTGTGTGCCCATCACCGTCTTCTCGACGGCCCGGAGCCACGTTTCACGTGGAACCAGCATCGGGTTGCCGAGGAACAGCGCCGGCGTCGTGCGCGCCGCGCCGTGCGGCGGCGGCTTGAAGCGGTCGATGTCGGCGCACGGCGGCAGGTAGTAGACGTCGGCCTGGCGCGCGAGCGGCCGGCTGCGCAGGTGGGCCTCGACCGTGCAGTGGTCGAGCGTGAACACGAAGTCGAACCGCGGCGAGAAGCGCGCCGACTCGCCGACCTCGTAGGGCTCGTCGGGCAGGAACAGCGCCGTCCGCACGCCGCCCTTGCGGAGCACGTCGAGGAACGAGGACGTACTCGCTGCGCGCCCGTGGTAGCACCACACGAGGTCCGGCTTCGCAGCGAGGATCTGCTGCGCCAGGATCTTTCCACGGGTGGCTCCGCGTGTGGAGTACGGTCCACCACTGCTCCCGAACGATCGCAGCGAGGAGATGTCCACGGAGGACACCTGGCACCCGAGCGCGCGGAAGCCCGCGGCCCACCCGTGGCGCCAGTTGTCGCTGTAGATGAGCGCGGCGTCGTCAGCCAGGGCGATGCGCATTTGGCGATTGCGTCCGAGTAGTCGAGGCCTTGGCGCCAGCGATGTCGATGCGAACGTTCGGGATCGCCCAGGTGGCGAGCCCGAGACTGTTCGCGGCGAGGTAGAGGGCTTCCGAGTAGTGGAGGAGCTTCGCGGCACGGGCGATCGCCATGAGGGTTTCGCGGGGAGCGAACACGAGGTCGCCGGGCGCGCCCGCGCGAGCTCGCCAGGGGAACGGCTCCATGCCCTTGCCGGTGAGCTTGGGGTCGTCGGCGGAGATCGCCAGGCCACAGCTGGGCGTGCGCAGGAAGGGTGCCTGCATCTTCCCGAACCAGCTGGGATCGGTGATCGCGTGCGAGGGCGGGATGATCGCCACGTACTCGGCAGTGGACTCCAGGATCGCCTGCAGCAGGTTGCTGGTCGGTCCCTCGCGGTCGGAGATGGAGATCTGCCGGGTGACGTGGGAACAGACCGGCGTGTTTCGGTCGATCCCATCACGGCACAGGAGAAGCGCGTCGGGCGCTGTGGGCGAGCCGTCAGGCTCGGTGCTGATGGGGATGAGGATCTCGATGTCGGTCATAGGCTCCAGGGGTCGTTCGGCAGCACGATCCGTCGTTGCGGAGGCGGCGGCGGCGCTGCTGGCCGCTGCTGCATCGGATCCCGGAGCTCGCCACGGCGCGCCACGGTCTCCACGTCGTCGTCGTTGCGGAACCGCCGCGGCGCGTGCGAGACCTGGCCCTCGTTCGCCGCCGGCGTCTCCGCGATCTCCTCCTTCGTGCGCGCGGGTTGCGTGTACTGCGCGCCGGCGGAGAGCGGTTGCGCGTTCGCTTCCGGGCCCGGACTGCTGCCGAGCTGGTTGACACACCGCGTGATGAAGGCCACCACGCCGTCGCGCGCCTGATGCAGCCACGGCAGGTCGGCGCCGTAGTACTCGATGAGGATCTCGGCGGCCGCGTTGCCGCACTCTACCGCGGCTTGAACAGGTCTTCCTGCGGCGGGGGAGGGTTGCCGAACAGGTTGCCCAAATCGACCGCGCCCCCCTTCTTGCTGCTGGACTGGCGCTGGGTGCTGGCGTGACGGTGGGATTCTTCCGCGGGCCATTGGTATCGAGGGTTGAAGCGGCCGTCGAGGATGATGGGTTCGCTGCGCTTGATGTGCAGCGGGTGCCACGCGGTCGGCGGACCTGGAAGCAAGAATCTGCCCTTCTCGTCGGCGTTGTCCAGGTCCGAGAGGGCATCGGGGATGTCGTCGTGCCCGGCGAAGGGCCACCGCGTCATCTCCTGGAACATCGGATCCCACTTCCCATTGAACTCCTGTCGCAGCGACTGCGCGAAGTAGATGTCGCCGCGACGGAAGCGAGGCTCCGCCGATTCGATGCGCTGGTCCTTCTCGATCTGGTTGCGCCCGGAGACCTCGATCAGGCGCGGCATGATGAAGGTCTGCCGGCGGAGCTCCTCGAGCATCGACCGCACCGCGTGCGAGCCGCTGCCGCTTTCGAGCGTGACGCCCTTCAAGTGCATGTGAAGGTAGTCGTTCCACAGCTTGCAGAGCATCCGACAGGAGTCGTTCAGGCGCACCGCAGCCACGTAGAAGTCGCGCACGTAGGCGACGCGATGCACGTCGAGCGAGATCACCCAGAAGGCCGTGCGATCGGGGCGGCCGGTCTTCTTCTCGTCGGCCATGAACGCGAAGTCGGTGAGGATGTAGGTCCACACCGCTGCGGGGATGTCCTGGTCGCGGATGATCCGGAAGTACTGCGGCTTGAAGAGCTGCGCGTCGCCGGTGAACGGGCGGTTCTCGTAGTAGCAGGCGTACTGCCGAGGGGTCTGCGCGATCTTGCGCGAGCGCACGAACTCGCGCGTCAGCACGCGCGGGAAGAACAGCGTGGTCGGCTCATTGCCCTCTGGGTCCACGATCGGTTCGCACCAGGCGTGCACGTAGATTTCGAAGAGTGCGCGCAGCTTCTCGCTCTCCATGATGCGGCAGTAGATGTCCTGGAAGTGGTGCAGCGTGCCGATCAGGAACAGGCGTGCGCCCGGGTCCAGCTGCGCGAGCATCTCGCCGAACCAGCCCCACAGCTTCTCGATCTGTTCCGGCGTGGCGGTGTTCTTCTGGCCGCACACGTCGTCCATGAAGCCGTAGTCCCAGTGGAAGCCGACCGTGACGACGCCGACCGAGATCGCCTGCAGCGTCGGCTCCTTGCGGCCGAGGATCGTGCGCTGCGCACTCGTGAACGAGTCACCCTGCCGCCACTGCTTCCCCTTGTGGATCCCGAAGCGATCGCGGAACCACTGACTGTCGATGATCTTCATGATCTGATCGACAATCTGTGAGGAGAGCGCTTCGGTCTCCGAAGCGACGAAGATGCGCACGTTCGGATCGCGCGCGATCAGCCAGCAGATATGGCCGACGTCGAAGACCGCGGTCTTGTAGGAGCCGCGCGGCCACAGCACGAGCTTGTACTTGTAGAGGACGCGGCCCTCGGAGTCGGGCTCGCCCGTCCACGTCACGAGCTCCTGGCAGTAGCGGCCGTGCGGCTCGAGCTGCGCGTCTGGCGCGGCGCCGCAGTCGCGCACGAAGTCGAGGAAGCCCTGGCCGTCGTCGCGCAGGTACCACTCGCGCTCCTGGCGGAGGCGCTCGCGACGGATGTCCTCGGGCTTCACTGCGGACCGCCCGTCGGCCGGCCGCAGTACCAGCACACCTCGTCGTTCTTGGAGCGCGTGAGGACGGCGCCGGCGACGAAGCCGAAGAGCGCCGCGAGCCAGATCAACACGAGGGCCAGCCAGAAACTCATCGGATCTCCACCCACGGCGACTTCACCATCGGCGAGTGCTCCTCGAGGAACGCGCGGTTGCCGATCTTCTTCCGGCGCACCAGCCGTTTCATGTAGACCTTGCGGTTGTGCGTCGCGGTGCGATCCAGCGTCATCACCTGCGCGTCCTTGATGTTGCCGCTGTGATGGAAGTCGAGCACGAGGCCGGGCGTCGTCCGGTTCTTGAACATCCCGTGCATCACGTGGTAGAGCTCGACGTCGCTCCAGCACTTGTGCCCGGCGTACGCGAGATCGTAGCCCTTGATCGCCAGGAAGTCGGCGCGGTGGATCAGGTAGACGTTGGGCGACGTGGTGTCGAGCTCGCCGTTCGCGTGGCGCAGTGTCGGCCGCACGACGTGCTTCGGCTTCAACGCCTTCGCGGCCTTCACGAACTCGGCGAGCGAGCCCTTGGGCAGCGTCATGTCGGGGTCCAGCATCAGCAGCACGGGCGACTTCGCTTCCTTGGCCGCGATGTTGCGCGCCTGGCCCTGCGACCACGGGACGTCCTCGAGCACGCGGAACAAGCGCGCGTACGGCGGGGTGACAGCGGAGGGCGTTCCGCAGTCGTCCACGACGGCTACCTCCACCTCGTCGCGCGGACCGCCAGCGGCCTCGAAGCGCTGGAACCATTCGGCCAACATCAAGGGCTGCGAATAGGTGGCGAAGCCGATCGTGAGGAGCGTGGTCATTGGACGTGACGCCACGTTCGGCCGGTCGCCAGGTTTGAGACGGTCTCGCGAGCCACTCCGTACTCGCGAGCTAGCGACGTCTGTGTTTCCCCGAGGCGAAGCTTGGACTTGATCTCGGCAACCTGGCTGCTGGCGAGACGGTTCGTGCCACACCTTCCCTTCTTCGCCTTGTCGGCCATGTTGTCGGCGTTCGTCCCGAGGAACAGGTGTTCCGGGTTCACGCACGCGCGGTTGTCGCACCGATGGAGAACCTGGAGCCCATCAGGGATCTCGCCGAAACACTCCCTCCAGATCATCCGGTGCGCCCTCATCTGGTGCCTTTCTCCGGGCTCTCTCCTGGACACGCGCCCATATCCGTAGAAGTCGATGAAGCCCCACCACTTGATGCACGCCATGGCCCTGACAGGCTAGCCGCCGTGGTGCATTTGCGACACCTCGGCCTCGCGCTTCTGCTTTTTCAGCTCCAGCTCGACCAGCGCGGCGACCTCGTGCTGCGTCTGGTCGTGCTGCGCAGTGGGGTCGATCGGCTTCTCGGCCGCGCCGAACACCCCGAGCTTGTGGAGCTGGCTC